GGTTGTAAGAATAATTGTCCAACTAATTGATTTCTATCAATTGTGTCAGGTGTGTTATTCGTTCCATCCATCACCACTCTAAATGCACTTAAACCACTTTGTGATTGTACTTGATTTAAGAATGGGTTAACAATACTCAAGAATCTTTGTCTTGTAGTTGCTGTATTTTGTTCAAATACAAGGAATCTTGAAGAACTTGCGATAAACTTCTTAACTCTAATTAGTAATCGTCTTACATTGATTCTATCCAATGCACTTGGTTTTTTCTGTAATGTTTTTTGTCCAAATACAGTCACACCTTGTCCAGGGAATGTTGCAATCGGATTAACATTTGAATCATACAATGTATCTCTATCAGATTGAGTTAGTTTTCTTTCAGCTTGAATCGCTGTTGTGATTCCACCACGATTCAATCCAGCAGGAGCGAACCACGGGTGAGCCACTTTATCATTAAATGCATAAACACCACCCATTACTACTGATGGTGGCACCCATCTTTGAGTTCCAGCGACTTGTGTATCAGGTACTTTAATCCAAGGCCAATACATAGCTGCAAAGTTTGTATCTTTACCCTCAGCTTCTGTTGTAGCATCTGATACGTTTTTATCGTATTCAATTGGATCGATGATTGCAAAACAATCAGCTCTATCTTCACAAACATCAATTGCTTTATTGGTTATTGTAGAGTGAAGTTTATGAATCACACCAGGCATTAATATTAAATTAATATCAAACTCGTCTTGGTTTTTTAATAAATCTAATGCTTGGACATAAGCATTTGTTCCATCAGCACCAGTTGATAATACATATCCTTGTGAACCATCACTTGATATATTTTCATAGAAATTATAAGTAGCATCTGCGGCTGAACCAATTCTATTACCTAAAGAATCAAATCCACTCACTCCATTTGAACCACCACTAAATCCACCATTTGATGAACCACTACCAGCTGCTGGTAAAGAACCAGACGCAGAACCAACTCTAATATTTCCATTTTCATCCAAGTAATCAGTTGTTAATGAATCAACACTTTTAACTCTTACAAATTTTGATTTATTTGGATATGAACCAGTTAATTGTAAGAATGGATTTGAATTTTCATCTGTCCTTACTGCAAATCTTTGGTCACCAACTGCTTTAGCAATAAAATTTTGTGAGTTAGGGTCAAGATTTACACCTGTAAATGTTTCAAGTGTTTGTTTTCTTTTAATATTATCATTACCAGCTCTAATAGCTAATGTAAATGTTCCTTTATTATTATTTACATTACTGATTTCATATCTAATATTATGTTTTGAACCACTTAATAATATGTTATTGGTTGTAGCAGTTGTGCTAGCATTATTCATTACTGCACCATCAGCTAATGTTTCCAATGTAAATGAATCACCACCACCATCTGGATCTGCACCACTACCAGTTGGTATAGCAGCAGTAGCTGGACCAAATGTACCATCTAATATTCTTACAACGGTTAATGTATTTGAATTTCTTAAATATTCTTCAGCTGCATGTGATGTCAAAAATTGAACTGATGAACCATTCCTACCATTTTTTGTTACATCTCCAAACTTGTTTTGGAAGTCAGAAAATGATGTTACAACGGTTGGAACTCCTGCAGGACCTTTAAGGGTTGGTCCGATTAGAGCAGCTCCAATATCAGCCACAGCAGCCGGTAAAAACGTCTGGTCTATTTCATTCGTAAATACACCAGGACTTATAATTTTTTCGGCCATTGAATTTCTCCTAAGTTAACTTTTTTAATTTTTGGAATTAAACCTTTGAATAACACTTTTGCGCAGTGAGTATTATTCATATATAAATATATGACTAAACTCCCAAACAAAGATTTTTTTTCTATTATTCAGATTTATTTTCAGTTGGTGTGAACACACCTGTTTCAGGATTTAAAGAACCATCACCATATTTTTTGGTAATTCCGTCAAGAAACTTATTTTCATTATCTTGAATTGATTTTAATGAATTTTCTAACTCAATTTCTTGTTCGTCCAATCTGATTTGAGTTAATTTTAATTGTCCGAATTGATTTTGGATATTTATATAACTTTGTCTTATATTTTGAACTTGTTTTAGTTCTTCTTCTGTGAATTTTACTTCTTCTGGCATTATAACCTCCATTTGTGAATTGTTAATTAACTATATATAAATATATATAAATTTTGAAAACGAGTAATTTATTTTCCTACTTGTTTATCTGTAGCGTCACCTTCAACTCCAAAAACAATTTTTGATGGTGTAAGTTCTTTTGATATTTCTGAAGTTTTTCCAAAAATAGTACTTGTAAATTCAGGTATTACATAAGCTTTGATTGATAAACTAAATTCAGACTTTATAAGTCTCTCACCATCAGCGGCCATTTCTGTAGCATCACTTATACCACCATCCATCGATGATAAAAATTTGTGTTCTGTACTATTACCAAAATATGTTCCTATGTGTTCAAGAAACATATCACTAAGTACGTTCATTTGTTCAATGTAATTTGTCATCATTATTATTGAATATGTACACACAACATGATCGGGCATCCCACTAACTAAATTCTCTTGAACAGGTTTAATACCCTGTTGAACTGAAAATCTGTCGTAATGATTATCTTTACTCCATCTATTACTTCTAACAACTTTTATGAATTTACCCTTGACATCGTGGTCAAATGACATTGGCATTGCATCATCAAAAGAAACATCAGTTCTTTTTAACATAATTAAAGGTAAAATTAATGAACCATTTTTATCTCTTAATACCCCTCGACTTCTAACAGCTTTCCATCTTTCTTCATTTCCATATAATACAGGAACTTTAATTATTTCATTGGCCTCTCTTATTTTTGGTCTCATAACATCTTTGATATGACCCATAATAGATGTATCAATATCTTTTAATGTTATTGCAAATCCTTTTGTAAAATCTCTTCCTGGAAGAACTGTCTGTTCAGAATTACCACGAACTTTATTATCCCTCATAGATATTTGTTCAGCTCTATTAATTCCTTCTCTATTTATTGTTTCTTTATTTGTGATTTTATTAACGGCCATTTCGTCTTCTCAATTTTTTAAGTTTATCAAGTTTATTATTCACTTTACCTTTTACTTCTTCTGATTTAATACTACTCATATCCGCTTTACCAATTGCAATCTCTTTTTTAATGTCTACTTCAATGGCTTTCACACCTGTTTGACTTGGTGTATCAAAGTTGTCCAATTTATTCATCAATTTACCCATCATTTGTTCCATTTGTAAATTACCATTTGGTTCAGGTGTATAGGTATGTTTTCTTTCACCATACATATCTTCATCATCCACCACATTACCATTTACCTCTTTTTTTGGTTGAGGTTTTTCTTGATAATTAGGATTAGAAGTATCAAACTTTGTAATTTTCTTATGTGTGATTTGTTGAACAGCCATTATCTCGGTCTCTCTTCTATTTGTAACGATGATAATCTTGAACGATGTGCTGTCGCTACAATGTTGTGTTTAAAGTTTGGATGCCCTCCAAATAATTGTGGTTCTGTTGTTCCATTGATTTCCCAATAATAATCATTCCAATCCACAATGTCACCAATCTCTGGATAAAAATTCAATGAACCACTTGATAGATTTTCTCTTTGGAAGAACATACTAATATTACCATTTAAATCTGCACCAAATTCATCTTGAATAATTTCAGGTTCTGCATATTCAATTAAACAATTAACTCTGAATCCTATATCATAGTATTTAGCAGTTGATTCACCATATAGATTGTCTTCTGTTCTTTCAACATTCACTTTATAAATATCAACTGATTGTCCAACAATCTCGTCAATCAATTCTTCATTCATTTGATTAATTAAATCAAATTCTTTTTGTGGTATAAAAAATGGTTTTGTTTGTGACATTTAATTATCCTATGTATATTTTTAATGGTGCTTTATTCAATACCTCTTGTTGAGAATTAGCGACTTCTTGTTCTGTTAACGCTTGTTCTTTCTTACTAACAGCTTCTAAAAATGTGTTCAACTCTTCTAATAAATTCGCCTTTTCTTCTCTTCCTTCTGCTTTTAAAGCTTCACCATCCATAGATACTTCACCATTTGGTAATGGTAATGAAGCGTATTTACTTCTTATGATACCTAATAATTCTTTCGCTAATGCTAATGTATATTTTCTAATCCAATTTCTACCCATTGAATTTATCTCTGAATAGGTAATGAACTTATATGGGATGTTTGATGGGTCTGATACTTTGTTTACCGTAAAATTTTGTGTTACATCTGTTCTATCATTTCGTTTGTAATAATGAAAATATATCTTTTCACCAGCATCATCTGATTCTGGTTTTGGAAATATTCTTAATTTATTATTTATTAATTCAAATGAATATGCAGACTTTCTTACCAAGTCATTTGTCTCAATCGCATTAGCCCTAGCTAAATCATATGATATTGGTCTTAATATATAAGATACTGCTGGAGAAACACTACCGAATCCAAATGAATCCAATAATTCAATGTTGTCATAAGTTCCAGCAAATGGGTCATAAAAT